AATTTATGCAAAATTATTTAAATCAACAAAAACAAAAACAAAAAAATAAAGATAAAATTGAAAATATTGAATTAACTTGCTGGATTTTAGCATTTATCTTTTTTGCTTTGTCTTTTTTAAGCTTAGCATTATTTTTCAATTGTAAAGAATTAGCAATATTTTCAATTGTATCTTTTGCAATAAATTCAATCTTATTTTTATTTTCAGCAACTGCAGGAGCAATTTTTTACAATAAATCTTTATATTTATAAAACTTTAACTTTTAAACATTATGCAAATTGACTTTATACACAATTACAAAATTAAAGACTGTAAAACTTTCTTTAATTTATCCAGAAATAACATTATTACAAAAATAATATTTTTTATTAACAACAAATTTTAATTATATGAATAATCAAGAAATAACTTTAAATTTTGGCGGGTTTTATGGTTCAATTCATGAGGGGCAACTCGAGCATGTGATACAATGCTACACTGATACTTTTGACACCCGAATAGAACCAATAAAGGAGTGCGATATAACAAAAACATGGCTTAATTATTGTAAAGATTATTTAAAATTAGTTGAGCAATTTTTATTAAAAGAAAAAATAGCCATTAAAATCGATTTTGTAAAATTGGATAGTCCAAAATATTACAATTTTGAAACTGATAAAATTATCGCAAAAATCAATTTAGAGCACCGCCAAAAAATAATTGATTTTGTAAAAACTAAATTTGCCGATGATTTATTTGAATTAATCATAAAAATAACAACTCGCGTAAGTGGCTACATTCCATTTTATACTTATGATAATATTTTTATCGAAAATAAAAACAATACACTTTTGGAGGCTTGCCTCGAGGTAATTTGTAATGAAGTAAATAAAGATGAGCTGCCTTTTGGATTTGAGCTCGAATATTTACCGCAATAAATAACCGCGACCGCACCACAAAAAAACCCCCTTAATAATCTTTATGATATAATAATAAATTTATTATATTTTATTAGTTATTAACTTAAATATTTATTTTTATGGAAAATTACACTTTGTTAAAACAAATTCAAAAACTTATTAAATTAGGACAATATGATGAAGCAGCCCGAAGCTTTATAGAGTCAACAAAATCAACTATTGACATTGAGTTTTTAAAACATGATAAATATTTTAAAGATGATATTGAAAAAAGAGATATCTATAATATCACAATTTCAAGAGATAAAAGAAAAATGGTTTTCACTTTTGGTCAATCGCTTGTAAACAAAGGGGTTAAGCCCTCTTTTTATGATATTCTTGCTTGCTTAGAAAAAAGCGAATATCAAGATTTTAATGATTTTTGTTTAAGTTTTGGATATGATAACGACTCAATCAAAGCACTTGAAATTTTTGAAGCTTGTAAAAAACAATATCAAGACCTACAAAAACTTTATACTGATTTTGAAATTGGAATTTTACAAGAAATTCAATAATTAATTTTATCAACTCAAATTAAATTTATATGCAAGAAAATCAAATAACTATAAAAAACTTTGAATCAGTTGGCGATAAAAAAGTAATTCATTTTTTGCTAATTAATCAAGATTATGACAAAGCCATCAAAATTGGTAATAAACTTGGCGGGCGAAAATTTCACAATAAAAAATATGGNGGNGGNATNGCNTTTNATTGGAACGCAAATTTATTTTCAATTTGTGAAAGTCTAAATAAAATTATTAAAAATTAATCAACTCAAATTAAAACTTTATGTCAATCGAAAAAAATAAAAACGGTTATTTAATTACAAAAATTGTAAACAATCAATTAATAAAAATGCAATATTCTTTTTACACAAAAAAAGACGCAATCCACGCATTTAAACAATATTTAAAAGAAATTACAACAACTCAAAATTAAACAATTTATGAATGAAGAGCAATTAAATCGACATTATTTATACATTGTCGAAAATAATGATAAGGTAAAAAGCCCCTTTTTTTGGCGTAATTACGACAAAGAAAATAAAATTCATTTTAAAAATGTTTTACGGGCATTAAAAACCAATAAAAAGCTAGAATATAAATTAAAAAGAGAGTGGATGATAAGCACCGAAAAAAAAAGGATAGTAACGGTTGAATTTTTCGGAGTTTACAAGGATTTTTGGACTACGGCAGGCTCGGGATATCTTGAAAAATATCTCAATTTATTTAAACAATAAAATTTAGCACTTTATTAATCTTAATTAAACATTTTATGCGTAATCCAGACTACATAGACAATCAATTTAACAAATTTGATACGGCTCACAATTTAAAAATCAGGTTCACCGCTTGGCAAGGTGAGAACTGTATTAACACTAATTATATTTCAATAACTAAAAAAGAACTCGAGCAAATTAAAGCAATTCTTATTAACTCAAAACTAAAAACTTATGATAAAAATATTTAAAAATAACATAAAAGGGCAAGCCGACGCCAACGCGATTTTAGAGTCAAAGGGCTTTGAAAGACAAACAATAAAAAGCGATTTAGAGAGCTCTTTACTTTGGAAATATTTAAGAAGCAAGCACAAAGGGGCGTGGGTTTTAAATGCCTATCATAAAAAAGGCAATCAATATGCTTTCTTTCAAAATTGGCTTGAAAATAACACAAAAATAAAAGTGATTATTTTGAACATAAATTTTAAGTAAAAAAAAGGTGGTCGGGCGTGCCCCCGCGATCGCCAACCGATTTAAGCACGGGGCTTTTTATCAACATTAATTTTAAATAAAAATGAAAGAATCAACAACGCACTACACTACTAAAAAGCAAGTTCAAATGGTTAAGTGCACAATCACGCTACCAACCACTTGCTTTGACTTTGTGAGCCAAAAAGCGACACAAAAAAATATTACAAAATCAGGATACATTGAAAGCTTGATTAATAAAGATAAAAACGAAACCGTAAATAAATTATTATCGTAAGCTAATAAACCTTTGCCCCGAAAATTTCTTCGGGGCTTTGGCTTGGTGGTTTATCCAAGAAAAACTATTAACAACTAAATTAAAATCTATATGGGAAGAAATTACACAGGCGATATTGAAGGCAAATTTGCTTTTGGTATCCAGCACTCACTATCACCGCAACGCTTCGGTGTTGACGCAACATACAATATAGCAAGCTTTTATTTTGATGAGGATAATTTTGATGAAATCAAAAAAGAAATCAAAAAAATAAAGAAACAACTCGGCGAAAAATTAAAATTATTAAATGATTATTTTAAAAAGAATGATTTTTTTAATGATGATGAATTAAAAGAAAAATTTGGACTCAAGCAAGAAGATTTAGAAAATTATTTTGACCTCGAGCTTGGCGAAAAAATTTTAAAGTGCGTGAAAGAAACGGGACAATGTGCCTTTGACGCTGAAATCGAATAATATCAACATTAATTTAAAATCTATATGCAAAAAGTAATCAACGCAACCATAACGCCCGAGCAACTTAAAAAACTTAGAAACGTCGCCAAAATCGCTAAAAATAGTTGCGAAACCCGCCCGTATTTTAAATACATGAAATTTGAAAAAGTGCTTGAAATAGAAAGCGACGGGGCTTTTGTTGAACAATTAGAAATAAGTGCAACTGATAGTTTCATTATCGCGAGCATTAGAGTTAAAGCGGAATTTAAAAATTTCGATGAGCCCGTTTATTTCCATTGCGATGGCTTTACAACCATTAACAATGACCATGATAAAAAAGGCAGCATGCATTTAAGCATAGAATCAAGTCCAATTACTGACAATGCGTGGAGTCGCACGGTAAAGGGACAGTTTGGCGGAACGGTTAAACCGCAGGAACTGAAAGTTGGCGACCCCGATTGCGTGCCAGATTTAGCCCGCCACTTAATCACGCCACCCGCCAATTTTAGATTCGCAATATCCGCCAAAACACTAAAACAAGCAATGGAATGTGTACAAAGCTTGGATGCCAACCAATCAATCATAATTGAGGGCAACACACAAGATAAAAGGGCAATACGAATATCACATAAAGCCAAACAAGCGACCGCTTTGGTTTGTTTATTGAACGAAGCAAAGCTCTAAAAACCAATAAACCTTTGCCCCGAAAATTTCTTCGGGGCTTTGGCTTGGTGGTTTATCCAAGAAAAACTTTAATTTAATTTAAAATCTATGAAAGAAAATTTACAAAAACTAAAAGAATTTTCAAGCAATGATTCAACGCTTGAATCAATTCGCGATGAGTTGTTAATAACTTTGAATGACTCAGATATTAACCAATTTTTAACAACATTTGCATAAAATATGAAACACTTATTTTTACTAATTTTATTGATTTCTATTTTTTTTATTAATCAAAATAGAAAAAATCAAATTTATAAATCCGAGCTTGAAAGTCATTTGACTTTCAACTCAAACGAGCTTCACGCAGTAATAGCTGAAACTTGGAACATTAACAATTAATTAAAAACTTATATGGACAAATTTACAAAAACAACGCGTGGCGATTTAGGCAAAAAAACTTTTACAACTTTTTGTTTTGAAAAAAATAATATTAGTTTTATCGAAGCAACTGCGGTAAATAACAATGAAAAATCAACTACCAAATTTAACCCAAGACTAAGCGAGCTATCTAATCACAAAAAAGCCATCCGACAATTAATCATAAAACAAAACATAGATGTTGGCACTAAAAAGCTACGGGGCTTTCCGGTGCTTTCAAAAAACATAGATTTTTTATTTTTTGAGAAGGATGGTTTAGACCTAAAAATAGATTTAAAATAACGCTTGCAAATAAAATATTATACATATAGAATACTTTACCAAACACCACGAAACAACATCAAATATTCACGGAGAAACATGAAACTACGAACAATAGACGCGTTTAAAATTGCGATAGCAATGATACTCATGCTAGCACTACTAATCATTTTATCACACTCTATAAAGGCGTCGCAAAAACTGTTGCAAAAACACCACGAAAAAAACCAACTTAAAAGTAAAATTGAAAAACTTTATTATTATCGAACATATTGTTTAAGCGGAAACGATGACGAAATCACCGCAGACTTTAACTGTGAGAATTTTAAAAACGAAATAGATTTATAATTATGGCAACCGAAAAATACATAACTACCGAAGAATTAGCAGAAATAATTAAAATGCACCCACAATATGTTCGCGACCAAGCCCGAATGGGGCTGATACCGGCATACAAAGTTGGTAATCATTGGCGATTTATATTGTCCGAAGTTAAAAAACAACTTCAAGTAAACGCCACTAGAGCGACCGAAAAAGCCTTTACAACTCAAATACGCTAACCATGACGCTATTAGAAACTATCGAGCTGTTCCACAGATACGGCTTGGTTATAACGCCTTTACGGGGCAAAGTGCCGTTTTTAAATAACTGGCAAGAGCAGAAACAACTTCCGATCGAAAATTTCAACGGGGCTTTTAGTGCCGGATTTGTCATACCGAAAAACTATTTGGTAATTGATGTGGATAACCACGATAACGACCAAGGCACAATCTCATTGAAAAAAATGAGCCAAGACTATGGCTTTAATTTTGAAACCGAAGCGAAAATAAAAGTAAAAACCGCGAATAAAGGTCTCCATCTTTACTACAGAATCAACCAAGACTCAACAATACCAAACGGATTGGCTGATTACCCAAGCGTAGAATTTAAGCACACGGGGCGTCAAGTGGTGATACCAAATAGCGAAGTAGATGGCGGTAAAAAATACAGTTTTCACATGCTGAGTGGTGAAGATTTTTCAGATTTAAATGAGTTGCCAAGAAACCTACTGGCCGACTTAATAAGACAGCACCAAACACCAGTTAAAAGCAATTCAAAAATAAAACCCACAGATTTAGAAGCCGATGTAAAATATTTTAAAGAATTTTTAGAACTTTATCCCGAAATAAAAACGGGGCAACGCAACGACGCTATGTATAAACTGGCATGCGTTGGTAGAGAAAGAGCGTTGAGTAAACAAAAAGTTTTTGCCATTTTAAACGATTACAATGCAGAAAAAGTGCAACCAAAACTCGGCAAGCACGAAGTCCAGCATTGCGTGAACAGTGCTTTTAAATATGCAAAAGGCGATAGCATATCAGTATCAATTTTTGACGAAAAAAATGCAGAAATCGAACAACCAGTAGAGTTAAGCGAAGACGCACAAGCTAATATTTGGCGTGAAGGTTTAGTAGCCGATAAACACGGTGCCCCTAGTCGCACCAAGTTCGCGACGCATAACACCCAATTATTTTTGGAAAATCTGCCAAAACTTAAAGGAAAAATCGCGGTGAATTTATTTTCAATGGATACTATTTGGAAAACCCCAGCACCATGGCACAAAACTAGAGCTGGCGAATTCGATAGAGTGCTCGATGATGACGATTTGATTCGCATAAGAGAAAGTTTAAACGAAGTTGGATACGACCCAACACCAACACATATATTGGAAGCCTGTCGAGCGGTGTCGCTTAGAAATGAATGGCACCCAGTGAAGGAATATTTTGAAAAATTGCCCGCGTGGGACGGAAAAGAAAGACTAAAATCTTTTTTCCCGGAATATTGTGGTTCTGAAAGAACAGCTTACACCGAGCAAGTTGGCATTAAAATCTTTACAGCATTGGTTGCTAGAGTCTATGACCCAGGCTGTAAGTTTGATTATTTGCCAATTCTTATCGGCGAACAAGGAATGCGTAAAAGTTCGTTATTGGAAACTATAGCAATAAACAAGCGTTGGTATACTGACAACTTAGGGACAATCGACAATAAAGATGTGATTCTACGCATGCGAAGCAAATTAGTTGTAGAGAATGCCGAATTAACCATTTTTAATAAAGCCGATTCTAACGAAGTAAAAGCATTTTTATCGCGACAAGTTGACCGCGATAGGTTGCCCTACGATAGGTTGCCCCGGGATTTGCCAAGACAGTGCATAATTTTTGCAACAACCAACAAAGACAGATTTTTGCAGGATGAAACAGGTAATCGCAGAATGTGGCCAATCCAAGTAAACAAATTGATCGATACGGTTGAAGTGAGAAAAAACTTAGACTTACTTTATGCTGAGGCAATATTTAAGTACAAAAATAAAGAAGAGCTATGTTTAAGAGGCGAAGCGGCAACCATAGCTGAAGAACTCCAAAACGAGCGGTATAATCAAGATGACTGGCAAGACCACATCAAGAAATTTTTAAACGAAAAAGATAAAACGACTATCTTAAAAATCTGGGAGGAATGTTTTATGAAAGACACGACTCAACTTGGCTATCGCGAACAAGCAAGAATTGGTAAAATCTTACGCAGACTTGGTTGGGTGCGTAAAACAGTAGTAATAGACGGCGAAACCACTTCTGGTTTTACTAAAAAATATTAAAAGGAGAAAAAATTATGGTAGATTGCAGCATTTATCAACAAATTGAGGAGACGGAAGATCAGAAATTTTTTAGAAAATATTTGGAAAGATTTAAAACGGATAAAAATGGTCATATTTATATGGATTTATACATAGATGGCAAATTAATTGAAGGGTCGGAACAGAATTATGGTGCTACAATTGATGATTTCCTAAACCCAAGCTACGAACTATACCAAACGGTTCGCTTACTAAACTCAATGTATATTGAGGCAAGGGGTGCATCGGATAAAGCTAGCTCTTCAAGCCATTATAACAATAATCTATTAATTTACGCCCATATGATAAAATGTATTGATGACGACACTTTAGCACTATATGAACAAAAATTTTCGGAGGTTAAATAATATGACAAAAACAAACAGAATTAAAAAAATCATAGACAAATTGTCGGAAAAACGCGAGATAATCGTTCGACGATATTATATTGACGCATCAATTGTTTGCTTTGACATAAGAGTAAAAAATTATTTTTTACGAAGCTATAGCGATTTTGCACATTATGAAATATGCATGGCTAGTAGTGAAACAGCACTAGAACTAGAGCGTCTCTTTTGTAAACAGCGAGTCCTAAAACCCATCGAAAATGAAAGATTTTTTGGGGAGATAGCACTATTTAAAGATTTAAACCGTATAAATAGAAAAGAAATTTTTGAACATGTTGAAAAAGCATACTGGAAACAACAGTTAAACTCTATCGTTAAAGAGATGAAAATATTTTCAAAAAAAGACTTGACAATAAAATAATTTAAATGTATATTACTTTACAGAAATAAAAAAAAACATTAAACAACATGGAATTTAAATTACAAAACGAAAACGAAAAACCAAGCCAGTTCAACAAGATTTTGGTTTCTGATTTAGCTTTTGAGGATCGCGAAATTCTTCGCAACTTAAAATTTAAATTTGACGACCAAACGAGAAAATGGTGGACCGATGATTGGTTAAAAGTTTTACAAGCAAAAGCAATTCACGATCCAAAAGAAGCAGAAAAAATTAAATTAGCTTTAGAAGCAAATAGTGCCGAATATTGTTTGGATAAAGACTTCAATGATTTTTGTGAGAGCGATAAAAATTTCTCTAAACTTTTACCATACCAAAGAGCCGGCGTTAATTTTATCTTAAGACAAAAAGCCACTATTCTTGCGGACGAGCCAGGCCTCGGTAAAACAATGCAAGCAATCGCTAGCATCAACTATGTTGCACAATGCCTATCAGCACCTAAAGCTTTGGTGGTGTGCCCAGCATCTATTAAAGAAAATTGGTTAAAAGAATTAGAATTTTTCGACGAAAATTTCTGGGAAGTAGTCATCGTTAAAAACGGCACGCAAAGATTTGTCGATAAATTACTTGAAAGCAAAAAGCCAACATTAATTATTGTTAATTATGACTACTTAAAAAATAAAGTGGTTAACGATCAACTTAAAAGATTTAATCCGGATTTTTTAATTTTGGACGAAGCGCATTACATAAAAAATCCACAGTCGAAAAGATATAAATATATAGCTCACGCGCTTATTCCAAATTGGAATCAGTTAAAGCTAAAACTATTTTTAACAGGAACGCCAATCCAAAATCGACCAAAAGAAATTTACCCTTTGGTTAAACTTACTAAACCAAAAATTCTTGAACCTTATCACGAGTTTAGAAAATTTGCTTTGCGTTATTGCGATGCAAAAATGGGTAAGTGGGGTTTTGATTATTCTGGATCTTCCAATGAAGAAGAGCTTGGTTTAAGACTCGCATTAGGCGGGGCAATTATTCGTAGAAAAAAAGAAAAAGTTTTACCGCAATTACCAGATAAAACAATGACTATGTTGGTTTTTGAAGGTAGCGCAACTGTAAAACGCATTGTCAAAAAACACGACATACATTTTGATTTTGACACCATCATGAAATCACCAGAATTTTGGTCAAAAAATCCAAATGAACATATCGCTACGGCACGCAAAGAATTAGGTTTGGCCCGATTAGAAGAGTCCATTATTAATGTAATTGAATTGCTTGAAAGTGTAGACAAAGTAGTAGTGTTTGCTTGGCACAGAGAGGTTATGGAAGGTCTCGAAGAAGCGCTTAAAGAATACAACCCAGCGGTAATTTCGGGTAAAACTAGAAGTGAAACTAGGCAAGCCGAGGTAGATAAGTTCCAAAACGATCCAACTTGTCGCGTATTTATTGGCAACATATTGGCCGCTGGTGTTGGCATCACTTTAACCGCAGCTTCTCATATAGAATTTGTGGAAACTAGCTGGGTCCCTGGCGAAATTTTCCAAGCGGTTGATAGATGCCATAGAATTGGTCAAAAAAGTGCGGTGTCGGCAAGATTCCATGTTGTCAAAGATAGCATAGATGAAGCAGTTATCCGTAGCGTTATAAATAAAAATTTAACAATTAAAAAAATACTTTCATAATGATTATTACCGAAAAAGAGTTAAAAAAATTACATAAAGATTTTGCCGGACTTTTTGAGAAAAAATATCTGGTTCAGATGGGGTTTTTTAAGCACCCGCAGCACGGATTAGTGGTGTTGGTGAATGTATCAGTAATGAATGGATGCGGGGATGGTCAGGAGTTTTTAACTCTTGATTTTGCCAGCAAACTTTTAAAAGAGCCAACAGAGTTGGAACAATATTATCTTCGCTGGCAACGAGGTTTCGCTTCTGCGAAAATGACGCCAACTTTGGATCTATCTTTAACAACAAAAACAATTCAATAAATATATGTTTAATAGAAAACCAATACCTTCTTTAACGGAAAAAGAAATAGCGGACATTGTTTCAAAAGAACTAGAAAAGCAGGAATTTTCTTTAAAGCGAGAATTTGCTAGAGAAAAAGAAGAAATCGAGCGTAATAATAAAATAGCAATAGAGGATCTAAATATTAAAAAAGGTAGAGAAATAGATGTTTTAACTTTTAAGCAAAATCAAGAAAAAAAGGAGTTAGAATATAAAATTGAACAACTTAAAGAAGAAGCAAGTCTAAGCCGAAAAACACAAGACTCGTTGACAGAAGCAAAAATAGCGGAAATGGTGTTGGAGTATCGCGTAGAAGCAGAAACAGCGACGGCTCAAAACGCAATACTACGCACAGCTTTTGACACTATGGGCTTTGATGTAAAAGACATGAAAGGTATTTTGGATAAACTTGTTGACGGTTTAATCAGTAAAAATGAAATTAATGTTATCCGATAAAAATGAAATTTGAAACTGAGTCTATTGTCAATTGGGCCAAAAATAGAACTACGCCAGAACTAGTCTTTCACGATCTGCAGCTTTGCTTTTACTTAACAAGGTACGAAAAAGGCATACTTTTGCATTTATTACCAAGTGTAAATTTTTTGATCCTTCGCGACCCAATGGTGCCTGATTTTTATCACATCAGCTGTAAAAATACAGAATTTGCGGAAGCAAATCGTTGGTTTAATTACCAAAAAGCAGCAGAGCTTGAAAGACTTATTGATCTTTCAAAAGAAAGAAGGCATATGATCTTTGAGACGCGACCAGAAATAAGAGAGGCAGCAATGTCGGAACAATTCTTTAAAGAAAAAGAAGAAAGAGAGGCGGAGTTAGCAAAAAAGAAAAAAGAATTGGAGGAAAAACAAAA